TTTAATTGTTTCATCGTCAGCTACTCTCAACCATTTTACAGGTTTATTGTATCCTAATAATTTTGTAAAGTATTGTTTATTTAATTTCATTACATTTCTAGCATTACCACAACAAACTAAATCAATAGCCCAAGGTATCATTCCACTACAATAATCTTCTGGATTTAATTCTGCTGTTTTCATAAATCTTTGTTCTGCCTTTTCACTTAAAAAAGCCCAATTTGTAAAAGCAATCGGGATGTTATTTTCATAGTGTATCCTATATTGTCCTAGTTCAATGGATGGTAAAATATGTTCAAGCACGTCCTCGTACGTGTGTTCTTGATAGCGAGGAAAAGACTTATATAAACCACCTACTATGGATATATCCCTTATTTTATCGGCATCTATCATTAGTACCTTACTTCTATTTGCTTCAAAAATCAACTATTCATCTTCAGATTCTGATATAATGTTAGGTAATTTGGCTATTTTTATATTAACACTTCTTGATACATCTTCTTGTACTGTGGTGGTTTCTGAATTATTTACATCATCTTCTGCTTCTTGATCGGATGAATATTCAATATTTGTCTTAAGATTTTTAACAGTTACTTCAGTATCAACATCAACTTTTTGTGTTTTTTGACCACTTATTAATACATCTATTGTTCCTTTTTCTACAAACGATACCATTTTATCTCCTATGTTGTTCTTGTCATTTCTAGCACAGATAATATGACATGAAGTCTATTAGCTGTAGCTGCCGTGACCTTGATTATTTCTGTTTCTTCTACAATTAAAGGTTGTAAAAGAAGTTCCTTCGTGCTTAATGCATCTACTGATTCAAGCTTATAGACACTAAAAACACTACTACCATTTGTTATAGTAACAGTAATAGTATCTTGACTTGCTGAATCATTGGATACAAGAATAGATTTTATAACACCTGTTGTTTCAGCAGGCACAGTGTAGAGAGTTGTAATATTAGTAGTTGTTAAATCTACTTTTTTATTTAAATAATTATTGGCCATTAACTAAAGAAAAAAGAAAAACGTTCTTCTTCCTCTCTTAAATTTTGTTGATAAGAAGTATTGAGTTCTTCTATTAAAGATGCAATACCTCTATTAATCTGTCTTTGATTAGAAGCATCATATTCATTTTTAGGTTCTGGTATTCTTACTACTATTCTAGCCATTATCTCATCCCATCTGGTTTAACATCAAGTGTTAAAGTTCCGTATCTCCACTCTTGATTAATATCTGTATTAGCAATTTTTATACTAACATATCTACCTCTTGCTCTTGTATCAATTTTATCAGTAGAAGAAGTTATTGTAAACGGACTATGAGTAGAACTAATACTATCCTCTGAAGGATATCTTTTCACAGATAAAGTTACTGTAGCATCTCCATTTAAATTTTTAAAATCAGGTATAAAACGACTCACAGATACAAATTTTTCTCCTGCTCCCGTTTCTGTTTGCAAATCAAAATCATAAGATAGAATATCAGATGCTATAGTCGTTACACTTCCATCTTCATTAACTTGATCAGTCCCCGTTTCGTGTTCAAAATATATTGTTTTACCTGAACCATCTTCACCTAAGATAACCGGAAAAGTTCCTGTACCTGTATCATCAAATTTTGTTGCATGAGGTTTGGGGTATAAGTTAGCATCAATCCAAGAAGTCCTTGGTTCGCTGTTCGTGTACCAAATACCACCTGGTACTTGAGTAGATTCAGCATAGTTATAAGTGACAGCCTTATTATTAAAGTCCCCTCCAGCACTAGGAGAAGGTGACTCTGTGTACCACCATGTAACTTCTGAAAATAAATTATTTAATCCTGCAACAACTTGTTGTCCTTTTGTTGTGTCAAGATTATTAAATACTTCATCTTCTACAGAACAAGGTAATGTTTTTACTGTACCATCAAATAAAAAGAATCCTTTTGAACTCATCCAATAAGCAACACCATCTACTTCAATAGCTGCATTTTTACCAATTAATCCACAGTTAGTTCCTACTTGTTCAAATCCAAATATAAAAGGAGATCCAACAAATTTCATTGTATAAAGAGCATTGTCTGTCCATATAAGAATATTTTCTTTTGCTTTGAGAGCTCCAACAATTTTAGTTCCGTCTTGTAATCTTTGTGTACCTGCTGTGTTAGTAACACTAGGTGTATAGCTATTAATATCTTCTGATTCTGAAAATCTTATAAACATATCATCTTGTGTAGTGGTCGTACCTATGGTTGTTTCTGTTCCGAAGTGAATTAAGTGTCTTGTAGTTGGTGATATTAAAGTTAATCGTGAAGCTGTAGGATTATTTCCTGTTACAAAATTGGTTGTGTCTAAAGCTGCTCTAGTTGTGAGAGGTGTTGTTGCTGAAGGGTTCCATGTAAAAGTTTTGCTATTAGCAACAGTTGCTACTAAAACTTCTCCAAAATTATCTAAAGACCAAAGTCCGGGTTCAAGATTTACTTGCCCTGCTGATACTGCATCACCCCAAGCATTATAATCTGTTGCATTAACTACGGCTGTTCCATCATCATGAGTTACAGCAGTAGTACCCAAAGCTCCTCGTGTACATCCTGTTAAATCATGAGTAGATTTACCTGTGTAAGTTATAAGTTCGTCTTCAATTAATATAGTCCCAGCACTAGGAAAAGCTGTTCCACTAGTTAATGTAATTGTTGTTTCACTATTATCTAGTGCTTCATTAACAGTTGTTGTTGCTGCATCAGATATTGTACCACCCCAAGTACTAACACCCCAACCATAACCATAGGTTTGTTTTTGTGGACCAACAATAAAAAAAAATTCTACTGTGGTAGATCCTCCAGCACTAACTGTAGCTGTCGCTGCTGCTGATGAAGTAATTGTAAAAGTAGTTGCACTAGGTACAGTATTTATCATATAAACTTTATCTTCAAAGTTACTAGCACTAAGACCTGTACCACTAGGTAGAGTTACTGAATCTAGTTGTATAATGTCTCCAACACTTGCACCATGAGCACTTCCTGCTGTAATTAAAATAGAAGTTGATTCATCGGTTGTAGCTAGTGTTGCACTAGTTTGTTGTCTAGTAGAATCATAAGGAGTAATATCATGAAGTTGACCTTCAAAGAATAATAGTAAAAATTTATCTGTACCTAAAGCAATATATCTATTACCGGTTGTATCTATAAAAGATTTTTGTGCACGAACAACACCGACAATACTATCTGATACTAAAGAAGACCAACCACCTATTTTTTCTGGAAGGCCATAACGGAAACGTACATTCGTACTATCTATCCAACGGTTTTCAGCACCCTTGCTAGTGTTTTGTTTATCTATTCCTGGAGCAATTTCAAAATTAATAAGAGACATATGTTATCTCCTATATAAATGTCTTATAAGTCCAACCTCTAGTTGAGTTTGCATATACTAATGTAAAAGACTGACCATTTGTTGATATTGTCAAATTAGATGTTGCTGTATTAATGGGTTGACCATTTCTACCTATAGTTAAATTATTAGAACCAAAAGTACCTTTTCCATCTATAAAACTAACTTCGTCTCCTATACTAGGACTTGCAGGTAAAGTAATAGTAATTGCAGTAGAACTTGTGTCCACTATAACTTGGTCATCAGCAACTGCTGTGTAAGCAGTAGTGGTTGATACATAACCTTTTTGTATCATTGCTTTATTAACATTCGTTCCGTCTGAATATAATAAAGTAGTAGAACCTCTAGCTAAAGTAACCCCGGTCCCCGATGCGGTTTTAAAGGTTAATGTAAAGTGGCTCGAGCTTCTAACTGTAGTGTCAATAACTAACCAAGTTTTTTCTACTGAGTCTGGAACAGTAACATTTCTATTCGCAGCTAGAGTTCCTGATAAAAGAATAACTGCATTACGGCCATTGGATGATGCTCCGTCTGCTACAGTAGTTGTTATATCTGCATTAGTTACAGCAATAGCAATATAACCTCCCACAGCTTCTTGAATAAGATCTAAATTAGTATTTGTAACTGTACCCCAAAGCCCAGCTTTTTCGCCAGTAGTCATTTTTTCTAGCTTTAATGATGATGAATATGATGATGACATGTGTTCTCCTATTTTATCCTATGTTTCTACATTTGTCCATGTTTGACTTGCCCCTGTAGCAATATCATTCCAAGTAATAACACCTGGGCCATTAACAGAAGATGTTATAAGATTAGTTGTAGGTAATACAACAGCTTTTGCAATGATACCAGCTAAAGATGCTAGTGAAACAGTAGAAACATTTGTAGTTACTACTACATTTGCAACAGCAATTGTATCATAATCCCCTAAACTAATTGTTGCTACATTAGTTGTAGTTGTAGCAAATTTAAACTCGGTAGGCTCTCCTGAAAAAGAAAATTGACCAAGACATATTACACCAAACATATTCTATCTTGCCGTTGTAGGCACTCCTTTACTACTAACAAATGGTGAATCTGCAAAAGCCATGTAGATATATGTTGAACCACTACCATTTGTATCATCAAATGTGGCTCTCATTTTAAAACCATTTGATAAAAAATCATGAGGTATATCTGTTGCTTCAACATTTGTTGCTTGACCATAAACATACTCATCAGTTGGATTACTAAATCCTGCTCTAGCTGAATCA